GCAATAACTGAAACTATCCTTAAGACTGTTATACAAGAAGTATATGCAGCAGGTGGTGACACTGATGTTCTTGTTGTACCACCGAAGGTAAAACAAACAATCTCTGGATTTACAGCTTCTACATCTACACCTAGATTTAGTAATGCTGGTGACAGAACTTTTGATGCTGCAATTGATGTGTATGTATCAGACTTTGGTTCTATCCAGATCATACCTAACAGAGTCATGGGTGGTTTAGAAACTCTTTTCTTACTACAAACAGACATGGCTGCTGCCGCTTACCTAAGAGATTTCCAAGTGAATGATCTTGCTAAGACTGGCGACTCAGAGAAAAAACAACTACTAGTTGAATTTACTCTAGAAGTTAGAAACGAAGCTGCTCACGGTATCATTCTTGATATTACTGAGTAATTAATAATTAGGGGGAGCTTCGGCTCCCTCTTTTAAACAAGGAAAAAATATGAAAGCTCCAACAACATTTAGACCAGGCGCAACACAGACTGTAGCTGTAGGATCATCCTCTGCTGCTTCTAATGCTTTTGATGCTAACACTAGAGAGATTAGAATAGTATCTACTGTAGATGCTTATGTAGCATTTGATCCAGCTCCTACTGCTAGTTCATCTTCTTTAATCTTACCTGCATTTACTGTAGAATACTTTAGAGTAGACTCAGCAAGTAAAGTTGCATTGATTAGAGTAGGTTCTACTACAGGAACTGCAAGAGTAACTGAAGTAAGTCAGTAATGCGACCACCATTTATATCATTACGAAGTCAGGACCGTTATCGTAATCGTAGGACAGATGTACCTAATGATGCCCTGAACTTAGAAGATTTAACATACCTATTATTAGAAACAGGAGACAACATCATACGTGAAGATGGTGTAGGTGTATCCTATGAAACTGCTACGCCAATTCAAAACTAATGCAATTTAGTGAATTAGTAAAAGTATTACAAATTAAAGAGCAAAGCTCAAAGCAACAAACCAAGAACAAACAAAGAACAAAAGTATTAAGAAAGAGGAACAAACATGGCTGATAGTAAGATTAGTGATTTAACAGCATTAACATCTAGTGCATCAGATGATGTATTACCTATAGTAGACACTAGTGCAACTGCTACTAAAAAAATGACTATAGAAAATATATTTAAAGCAATACCTGTAAGTATAGGTGTGAATGTAGCTACACCACTTGCTAAGTTACACGTAGTTAGAGATGCAGTAAGTCACTCAACTAATAGTTCACTAGCACCAATACGAACTGAAGATGATACTAGACCAGGTATTTTTATTACAGGTAATGCAGATAATATAGGTATTATACAATTTGGCGATCACGAATCTGTTAACGCAGGTGAAATTTTTTATGCTCATAGTGATGATAAATTTAGTTTTAGAACTGCAGGAACTGTACAAGCTACTTTAGCTGATGGCGTATTTGCACCAGAAACAGATTCAGATGTAGACTTAGGTACTTCCTCTTTGTACTTTAAGGATGCATTTATTGATACTATTACAACTACTGGCAACATTAAATCGGGTGGTGAAGTACAAACAGCAAACATTGGTTTTACTGATGGTGATAACGCTATAGTAATCGTAGATGGCGGTGGTATCACTGCTAGTACCAGTTTAACGATTGCTGGTGATGGTGCAACAGTTACAGGCATTAAAGACGAAGATGATATGTCAAGTAACTCTGCCACTAAACTTGCAACACAACAATCTATCAAAGCGTATGTGGATGCTACTTCTGCCTCTATTGGTTATAACTTAACAAAAACTGCAAACTATACTGCATCGGCTGGAGATAGAATATTAGCTGATACTTCAGGCGGAGCATTTACAATTACATTACCTGCAAGTCCAAGTGCTGGTGATAAAATACACATACTAGATGCTGCTGCATCATTTGACAACAACAACTTAACAATAGCAAGAAACGGTAAAAAAATACAAGATGCTACTGCTGATTTAACTATTACCACAGAAAATACTGGTATTGGTTTAGTGTTCTACAACGATACATATGGTTGGAGAGTTTTAGTTGATGCATATGCTGTAGATACAACGGAGCTGTAATATGTCAGATATATATAATCCTAATCAGGATATACATATAGATAAGACAACAAGTAAACTTGTAGTAAGAAAATCACAAGATACTCAGTCTATACTTAAACAAAATAAAATATCTAGAAATCATACTCAAGAACAAAAAGGTGAGTTTCAACGTATAGCACAGATACCTTTGATTGCATTACAAATTAAAACAAAAGAACTATTTGGTCATTCTAACTATCATAAATTACATAAAGATGATCAAAGAGATATTATTAAAAAGATGATTAATAGTAATGAGTTCCAAAACTTTAGAGTAGGAAGTAAAAAATTATAATGGCTTTAAACAATTATGCAAATTTAAAAACTGCTATTGCTAATTTCTTAGCACGTGATGACTTGACCTCAGAAATAGATGACTTTATAGATCTTACTGAAGCAGACTTTAATCGCAGATTAAGAATAAGAGCTATGGAAACTGTTGATAGTTCATTTACTATTGACACAGAAACAGAAACATTACCTACAGGATTTTTACAAATAAGAAGTTTTATTTTAACCAGTACTAGTCCACAAAGAGTATTACAGTTAATGACTCCTTATCATCAAGCAGATACACAAGACTATACTAACTCTGGAATACCTAAAGCATTTTCTATTGAAGGATCTAATTTTAGATTTAGTCCTGTACCTGATTCTACATATACAGCTAGAATAGTTTTTTATAAAGCATTTGATAGTATTGATGCTACAACTACAACTAATACTATTCTTACAAAGTTTCCTGATATATATTTATATGGTGCATTATATTATGCATCAACATTTCTTAGAGGTATGGATCAACAAACAGTTGTACAATTTAAAACTCAGTATGAATCTGCTATCAAACAAGCAGAAGATGCAGATGATTTAGATAAATACAATGGTTCACCTTTAATTCAAAGATCAGGTATTAATATTAACAATCTAGATAACGTAAGATAATGCAGTTACCTTTTGGAGAATGGTTACCAGATTTACCAGATCATGTTAATCCTGGTGCAACTCAAGCTAAGAATGTATTTCCTGCTGTAAATAGTTATAGACCATTTAATAATATAGCTGCTACTTCAAGTAATGCTACTGATGCAAGAACACAAGGTGGTAAAGCATTTAAATCAGATAGTGGTGTTGTATCTATTTTTGCTGGTGATGCTACTAAATTATATAAACTTACTGCTAATGCTTTTGTTGATGAAAGTGGTGGTACTACATTTGCTACAGACACAAACGGTTATTGGGATTTTGTTAGATTTGGTGAAACAGTAATTGCATTTAATGGAGTTAATCCTCCACAAGCATGGACATTAGATTCATCATCAGACTTTGCTGCATTGTCAGGATCACCTCCTACCTTTAGACATGCTGCTATTGTTGGTAATTTTATAGTTACAGGATTTCAACCTACATTACAAAACAAAGTTCAATGGGCTAGTTTTAATAGTGCTACTGCTTGGACTGCAGGTGTAAATCAAGCTGACTCTGAAACACTACCAGAGGGTGGTGTTATTACAGGAGTTACTGGTGGACAGTTTGGATTAATATTTCAAGAAGATCGTATCACTCGTATGGATTATCGTGGTGGTAATGTTGTATTTTCTTTTAGAAGAATAGAAGATAATAGAGGAGCTGTACAAGGTAAGAATATAATACAAGTAGGTAATATGGTTTATTATTTATCTGAAGATGGTTTTTATGTAACAGACGGTTCTAGTTCTAAACCTATAGGTGCAAATAAAGTAGATCGTTTTTTTTATAATGATCTTAAATTTACATTAAGAGAAAGAGTTAGAGCTGCATATGATCATGAAAATAAATTAGTTATGTGGTCTTATCCTTCTGCTACTGGTAATAATTCTAATACACACAATGATAAGATATTAATCTTTCATATAGCTAGTAATAGATGGTCTATAGTAGAATTAGAACATGAAGTTATTATTGATTATTTATCACCTGGATTTACGTTAGAAGATTTAGATGACTATCCTACAGCAGGTACTAATGATTTAGATGCTATAACAGTATCACTTGATAGTGCTGTATTTATTGGTGGTTTTAGATCTATAGGTGCATTTAATACTGATCACAAACTAGGATCATTTGGTGGTGATTCTTTAGAAGCAGAAATAGGCACTGGAGAAACAGAAATATTTCCAATGAATAGATCTTTAGTTACACATGTAAGACCTATAGTAGATACTACTGCTGCTACAGGAACATTAAGTTTTAGAAATAGAGTTGCTGATACTGCTTCTAATACTGCACAGGCTAATATGCATAGCACAGGCACACTACCATTTCATAAATCAGCAAGATATTTTAAATTTAACTTAACTATACCTGCAGCTACTACATGGTCAGATGCACAAGGTATAGATATAGAAGCAATAAAAGAAGGTTATAGGTAATGAGTATATTTGATGAGTTAAGACAAAAGTATAATAACTTGTATTATCCAAGTGCAGGTGAAAGACAATTTCAAGCTGTAAGAAATAATCTTACTAAAGATATTTTATCAAATGAACTTGACTCAGCTAGAAATGAATACAAAAGTTTATTATCAGGTACAGGTTTTGATTCGAGAAGTATAGATGCAACAAGACCTGGACAAGCTCAACAATTTAGTATTGATCCTATAACTGGACAAACTGTTATTACTACTCCAGAATATATGGGTGGATTTAGATCTGATCAAACAGATTACTTTCCAGGTGGTGGTTATCAAACTGGTTTTGATACAGGTGAAAGTATAATTGATCCTATTACTGGTTTACCTAGAGATATGGTAACAGATTCTGTAACAGATTCTACAACAGGTTTAGTTGGTCAAAATGTACGTACTGGTGGTGGGCGTGATGAAAATAGAACTGGTCAAGCAAGATCAATTGCAACAGGTTATAATCCTTATAGTACATTTAATATGGCTAATACTAATCCTATTGCACAAACTGCCTTAGGTTTAATTGGAGCAGTAACAGGTATACCAACAGGTTTATTTTCAGGTATTACAACTGGTTTTGCTAAACAAAAACTTAAAAATACTTATGGTATAAATAGTAATGATATTGATAGTATTAATAAAGATATAGAAGATGGTATGTCAGTAGAAGAGGCTATGGATAAATTTAGACAAACTTCTGAAAAACATCAAGTTGGTAGAGACCTTATTGGTACTGGTGAAATAGATCCAGGCTTTGGTTTAGTAAGTGATGATAAATTAAGAGAAATAACTAAAAAAGCTGAAGATGATTTTGATAGTTTCTTAGATGACTATGATGATGGTGTTTATACAGATCCTCAACAAAGTGAACTTGAAGCATTTAATGAACGACAAAAAGCACAACAAGAAAAAGAAGGCAAAGGTGATGGTGATGGCCCGACAGGTGGTTGTTTTGTTAAAGGCACTCTTATACAAATGGCTGATGGTACTACAAAAGAAATTACTACCATTAAATTAGGCGAAGAAACTAAAGGTGGTATTGTTGAAGCAAAACTAGAATTTATGCCAACTAGAATATACAACTACAAAGGTGTAGAAGTTTCAGGTTCTCATTTAGTTATGGAAAATAATCAGTTTGTAAAAGTAGAAGATAGTAAAGTATCTATCCTTACAGATAAAATAGAACCTGTTTATTGTTTTGAAACTTCAGACAATAGAATTTGGAT